ATCTTGGCGTGCGATCTCGTCATTGATCTTGGCGATCTGGTCTTCGGCGTTTGTGTCTCCAAAGAGACCTTGGATGCGGGCCCAGACCTTTTGAAAGAATCCACTGAATCGATTCCATCCTTTTTGCAAAAGGCTGATCAGAACGGTCCAGCTATCGGCGATGAAGTGCGTGGTTTCCAGCCAACCGGTTTGCAAACCTGCCCACGCATCGGTCATTAATCCCGCGACGCTGTAGACTGCACTTTGGAAGATCCCGATAAAGAATCCTTTGAAGTCCAGCCACTTCGATTGCAAGAATGCCACCCCGCGTTGCCATTCCATTTTCAAAGTGAGCCATAGGATTTTCCCGGCCAGTGCAATGTCACCGGCAGCCAGCGCATCACCGATCCCCTGCCATGCACCAAGAGCCGTGTCTTTGAGTTCATTGAATCGCTCACCTAGCCATTGCATCGCCTGCGAGCCAGCACCACTGGCATAGACGAAGTAACCGACCAGCGCCGCAAGACCAGCGATGGTCAGACCAATCGGGGACATCAGTGCCGCGATTGCGGTCCCCAGGAACGCAAATACGCTGCCAACACCGGTAAGAACCGTGGCTGCCGCGCCGAGCACCGTTCCGATCCCAGCGACTGCCGTTCCCAATGCGACGATCGCTGCTCCCCCGGCTGCGATCGCCATGCCGATCTTGAATACAGTGACGATCAGTTCTTTGTTGTTTTTGATCCAGTCGCTGATGGTAACGACGATCCTCACCGTCGAGTCGATCATCGCCGAGAGGACAGGTTCCAATGCCGAGCCGATCGTAAAGACAGTCTTTTTGAGGACTTTCCAAAGTACATCGATGCGATCGCCAAAGGCTTCGGCCGCTTGGGCATCTTCGGTTGCCATGGTCAGTCCCAGATCGCGAGCCTGCTGTTGCAGCTCTTCAATTCCTTGCGCACCATCCTGAAGCATCGGGAGCAACTGCGTCCCAGATTTCCCGAAGATTGCCATTGCGGTCGCGGTCTTGAGCGTTGGATCAGTGATCTGCGACATTCGGTCGGCGATCGCCTTGAACTGCTCGTCGGGCGATAGTTTCGAGAGCTGCGCGACGCTTAGTCCGAGGGATGCGAGTGTTTCTTGAGCGGACTGCGATCCGGAGGCCGCTTCGAAGAGCATTTTCTGCATCTTCTTGAGCGACCCCTCGAGCGTTCCAAGATCAGCCCCAGACTGCTCGGCCGCGAATCCCAGTTCTGAAAGGGCTTCGACCGACACACCGGTGCGCTGGCTCATATCGACCATATCGCTACCCATGTCGGCAAAGACCTTGGCCGCTCCAGCCAAAGGAGCCACTACGCCGGCCCCGAGCAACGCCATTTTGGTGCCGATCCCTTGGAGGCTTTTGCTAAAGGCATCGAGCCGCTTCGAAGCATCATTGAGTCCCTTCACCAAACGAGAGTCTTTGGTGAAAAGCTCGATGTACGCTGAACCGGCTTTGATACTGGAGCTTGATGCCATCGTTACCGCTTCTCTTGCATCCGATCAATGAAAACGTGTTTGAGGGCTTCGATCCCAACCATCGTGCGAGGTTTGATTCGTTTCTTCGCGTGCGGGTTGAAATCCGACGGGTGGTAGATCTTCGAGCGTTTCGCATCACGATGGATGTTGGCAAGCATCGCTAGAACCGAGGAAGTGTGATTCCAGAGGACTTGGCTGCGTGCCTCCCCCATCGCGATTAGCTCTCGGAGGCTAAATGGTCCTGGGTCACAACCGAGGACTCCGGCCAAGTGCCAGACGAGCTGATCCACTTCTTGGCTTCGGTTTCCGGGTCGATCGAATCGAGGATCTTCTCCGCGTGGCTTAGCACCTTGTCCCTGACGGTCTTGCCCGCTTCGATCGCCTTGCGAAGGCTCGCCCTGGCGCGGGCATCTGGGAAAAAATCAATCAGTTCCTCGACGAATGCATCGGCAGCATGAGTGATCGCATCACCTGCCAACGCTCGACCAAAGTCTTCGTCGTTGATCGATTGTTTGTCAGCTTGATCCTTGCACAAGCAGTACAGCACATCGGCCAGGGTGACCGGATCGGAGACAAGCTTTGAGAGAGACTTAAATCCATCGTCAACCAAGGCATAAAGATCGATGCCAAGGAGACCACGAATCCGTTTGACGGCTGCGACATTGATCGCAACTTCCCAGGTACGTCGGGAGTTATCCACAAAACTGTGCATTTTCTAAATGCCTTCCGTAAGCAAGAGAATCGAAACGGGATTAGGCGACGGTCATCCAGCTAGGTGGATTGGCCGAATAGGTTGGCTTGGCAGTGACCGAAACGGTGATTGCTTCTTCGAGGGCTTCATTGCGCGAGAAGCTGGCGATCCGAAACGTGGCTCGCAGGCCTTGGGATCCGCTGCTACCTGCTCCGGTAATGAGTCCATCCATCACGGCGAATTCCACCGTGTTGTTGTTCAGAAATGCATCGCGTACGGCACCGAAGTCTGAGTCGGCTGTATCCCAAACCATCTCAAATTCCAGCGATGCGTCTTTGAGGGTGCCGACGGTTGCTCGCCAGCCGTTATTTCCGCGCGTTGATACATCGGCCTCTCCTGTTTCCAGGTTCAGCGTCAAATCTCGAACGTTACCGACGAGGTCCCAAGTGGGAGCCGCGTACGTCCCGGCGTTACGGTAAAGCTTTGCATCGAGTCCTAGTTTTGCTGGCATGGTGTTTTCTCCTTATCGAATGCTTCCTGCCCACATTGAGGGCAAGCGGTCTTTGACTTTCTCTAGTGCTGGTCCCATGAACGGTCGTTTTGGGTAACGCTCTCGTCGGAAGTTGCCTCCAAACTCGTGCGCCTTCCCCGCAGCTCCCACGACATCGAAGTCTGGTCCGATAAGGGCCACACCTCTCTGTTTATCCAGGGAGTACATGATTGAACGCTTTAGTTGGCCACGTCGTGTGTTGGGTGGTGTGCCTGGCATCGCAGCGGTCTGTCGCCGCCGAATCGATCGCCGAGCAATCAGACGAATCGACGCAGCCGCATGTCCCAGGCTTTTGAAGTTGCCTTGCTGGGACTTCGCTTTGACCTTGTCGAATGATTTTTTCGTGGTGACTTTGACGTCGATCATGGTTTACGGAGCCGTGAATCCTTGTGCGTTGACGTAAACCGCTGCACCGGTGGTGATACACGCGAAGTTCAACGCCGTATTAGCTGTCGTTTTGAGTGGGTTCTCAAAGATGATCTCCGACATAGGTGCATTCGCTGGCAAATGACCTCGCCAAATGATCGTTGCTCCGTCCTTGAGTACGACTTCGGTGGCCACCGCCGAATTGTTCGAGAGTTGCATCGAGCAGATGTAGCGACGAAGAGCAGCACCGGCAGCAGCTGCGATCACAACATCGGTGGTATTGATCACACCACCGGACGCTGCGACATACGACCATTCGAGTTCTGGGATTTGCCAAGGTCGCGTGACTAAAACCCCTTGAAGCGTTGAAACCAGATCCGCCACATCCCCGGTGGCGACGCTCGCGTAGGCTGCTGTAAGAGCCCGGGCCGCCATCCGAACGGGATTACCGGTGATGACCGCATCGTGGGCCGCTTGGCCAGCGACGTTGGCTGTGACCGTTCCGATGTTGGTCGTGGTTGCGGTCGCTCCAGTTAAGATCACTCCAAGACCTTGTCCCACAACCGTTTGGCCTCGGCCCGCGGTTACTTCTGCGGTCAGCTCCGCATAATCCTGGCAATTGATGAATTGGGATTGGAAATTAATGTTGGCTGCTGGCGCGGCTGCGAGGGCGATTTGGCCAGAACCTACAACATATGCACCACCAAAGACCGTCCCAGTCAGGTCGATCGTGTTGGCATCGATCACCGTCGCGGAGTAATTGCCACGAATGGCGGCTCCGTTGTTGGTAACACCATTGAGATATTCCACCCAAATTGTCGGCGTACCCGTGTATCCATGGGCAGTCGACGTGAGCCGAATGACGTTGCCAGGACCGGCGATTGCGTTGGATACCGCCTTGAATCCTTGATGGTTCGACGATCGAATCCGGATCTTGTAGGAGGCTGTCGGATCGGGAATCTGCTGATGGCGGACGTATGAATTGGCCCGTCCCGTGGCGGAGTCCATCACGCGGGAGTGGAAGTAGCACTCATCGGAGAATGGTTCGAGTTCGAGAATCGAATAGGTGGCTGTCGAAACAATCGTAGAGGCCGCCGAAGCGATCGGAACCAATCCGCCGTTTTGCACGCTGTAAACCATATTGGTTACGGTCGTGTTGGCAGCCCCACCGATGTCCATGCTAAGGCTGTGCTTCCCGTCCGGAATCCCGGTAGTGGAATCCACCGATACGGCTTCGATGATATGGTGCGTGTTGGCTTGGCGAGTTGCGCCCGACTGCACCGCGATCATTGCTCGGAAGGGAATCGTGAATGTTTCCTTGGAGAGCAGTTCGACATAACCACCTGCGGTCGTACCCGATGCAATGGTCAGAACTCCCCCTGAGACCGATGCGGTGGAACCTCCGTTTGTGATTACTTCCCAAAGGTCAGTCAGTGTCCGAGTCCACGAGTCTCGGAACTTCTTCTGGATCGATTTGACCTTGAACATATCGTCCACGTCATCCAAGCCAGGAATCTCACGGGTGACACCACGCGAATTGGTGAACTGTATGCGGTATGGGCCAACATCACCGGTCGTCATCGGTTATCTCCAAAGTCGAAAGGTAAGAGTCAGAACGCTGGTGAATTGACGCAATTCCTGCAAATGATCTTGTGCGTAGACCGGAGTGTTTTCGACGTTCATGCAGCGAGCACCTGGGTAGCTCGATAGTGGATTGGTTCGAAAGTAGTCTCCGATCTCCTCGGCCAAGAGCATGAGCGCATCGATGGTTGCGATCTCGTTGGCGACCTTCTTTTGAATCGCAACATCGATCTGGTAATCGAAGCTATCGCGCGAACGATCCAACGATTGGCTTGTGATCCCCTTGGGAACCACAGTGACCTTCAACGTGGACATTCCTTGCAGATCAAAGACCGGCAAGTAAAGCCGCTGTGCGGTAAACGACTGGCTAAACAAATTACCGTTCAGCTCTGCGGTCACTGCATCTGCGATGGCGACGATACTTGCGGGCATCACTCGATTCCGATCTGTTTGGTATGAATGCGGAGAAGTCTTCGGTGTGGGTCAGACCATCGCCAAGGTGGCTCGCTCCCAGGAGCGTTGACCTCGTAGATGTAGACTTTGCCTTGGTAGGTTTCCCGGATCGTGTCACCACGCTCTGGCAAAGTTTCCGATCCAGCCAAAACAAGCTCCGAAGGTGGAACGAGAAAGTCACGGTCGGTCCATTGCATGTGCACCCCACCGTAACCATCTTCGAGTTTCATCAGCGTCCGGCCGATGATGGCCGAGACGCTTACTTGGTTGGCTCCCCGCACATAAACCACTGTGTTGGAAGCGTGGGTTTTGAGCTGATTGGCTAGCCACTCTTGGCCAGCGCGAAGCAGATCGGCCATCACATTCCCCTTTACGGTTTGGTCGTCGGGGGAGTGTTGTTTTGCTCCAGAAGCTTGAGAAGGTTTTGGTACTGATCCATCAGCTTCTTGAATTGCTCATCGTCCAGCACAGCGTTTCCGCGTTGCTTCCTGGCATTGCGGATCGCTTGAAGCACAACCGGCAGGCCATACTGGAGTGCTAAGAGAATCGCGATGCTCGATCCGGCCGACGTCGCCACTACGGTGGATGTGCTCCACATATATTGCTCTTTGATTCGGTCGGTGATTCGATCAGTGATTACGCCAGAGTCATCAGGATCTTTGGGTGCAGGTCTAAGCTTTGGGCGATCGACGATCGAATCGATCAGATCATCTTGAGGCTCCGTCGCTGCCAAGAATCCCAATGGAACCTGCATCGGCTCACCATAGATCGTCGAGGGAACCTGGACGATTTCCTGACTTTCGTCGACTTGGCAGCTGACTTCGCGAGCACCCGCTGGAAGTCCTTCGAGGGTTGCAGGAAGCTTGCCTCGCATCGCACTCAGAAGAAACGGAGTCGATTGCCCCAAGCCTTCACCGCCACCGGCCCAGGTCAGCAAGCCGACTACTCTTGGTCCCTCATCGGTATAGTCGATGATGCTCGAACCGCTTCGACCTCCGATGGCTTCGGGTTTCCAAGAGAGGATTTGTCCCTCCTTGCGATTGAGACGAAGAACCTGCAGGCTTGGCCACTCGCACCGAGGGCTTCCAAAGGTCGTTACCGACGATTGGTCGCTCGGGTAACGATCGGCTAGAGGAATTGGATCGACATCTTTGGCGAAATCTCCGCTGCACTTTAGAAGAGCAAAGTCCACGCTGGTGCCACGACCATACCCCGAAGCAATGATCGCTGCGGTTCCTCGTTCGCTCGCTCCATTCGTGTTCCATCGTTCGACGTTGACCACACGACCACGCTTAGTGCCAGCCACATGGGCATTGGTAAGAACGATTGCATTGCCTTCGGCTGTCCGGCCAACGACGGTACCGCTCCCGCAAACGTTGCTCACCGTTACTCGGACCGTTGCTCGAATGACCTGATCAAAACGATCAAGACTCTGAGCCTGAGTTCTAAACCCCGATCGCGACGTCTCGAACGTCAGGTTTTCTTTCAGCGGATCCAGAACGATCGTACTGGGTGCGGTTTGTAAAATCGGGCAATTGCCATCAGGGCAGTTCCGATCTTGGGCAAAAACGACGCTGCCAAACGATGCAGCGATCAAGACAGTGAGCACAAACAGGTTGCTTTTCATAGTGATCCCTTCGATGAAATGGAAACAAGATGGGGTTGTGAAGCGCCAGCCAAATCACTCGCTATTGAC